CAGAGTTATCAGTGAAAGTAAAAGGGATAGCGAAAGTGTCTGTCGTATTATCCCCTGTATAGTTTTGATATGAAAAAGCCATTGCTTATCCTTTTGTTTAGTCCATGATGTAACTTTAGGTTAGTTAGCAAATTCGTTTGCAACACCGTTCAATATCTGTCTTGCACCGTACAAAGACTGTAAAGGTAGTATCCTTAACAGTGTTCTGTATTCAGTTTCAGTCAGGTCACCTTCCCATACATTTTTACCTGATTGCATCATAGATTGAGCAATAGAGAAAGCAGGTGGGGTAATAGCATAAGTGTTACCATTCATAGCCCCTGTTGTAACTTGTAACAAGTAGCTAAACAAAGATGCTGCTCCTATCTGAGATAAAGCACCAGAAGCCCACCTTGAAGGAGAAAGGTTATCACGTATATATTCATCTGCATCACTGCGTCCCTGTGCGTTCAACTGTACACGAGCAGCATACATAAGACCACCCATCATAGCAGCAGATGTTAAAATCTTAGCAGCAGTCATATCACCACGTGCTAGACGTACACCTAGTCTCTGACCTTGTTGCTCCATAGAAGCCATCGTAAAGCTAAGAAACTGAAAGAATGTACGCCCAAACTCACTACGCATAAACGCATTGGTAGAGCCTATGTTAGCTTCCTGTACGTTCTGTCTAGCATCTTTAAAACCAGAAGCCTCAAAAGCATCTCTTACTTGTTTAGGCCACTGTTTTAGATTTAGGCGTTTGATAGTGCCATTAGGTCTTTTCTCTACAATCTTACTACGCATTATAGTCTGTATATTACGTGCCATATCTTCGCTAAGTCCTAGCTGTTGACGCTTGGTAACAGAGAAAGGTAACTTACCATCAGCAGACTTTAATGCCCATTCATTAACATAGTGGTGCATACTCATTCTGCGAAGTACTTGTGTTACGCTAGTCAGACCTGACCAATATGCTACAGTCTTCTGCAAACTTTGACCAGCTTGCATTGCTCTAGCACCAAAGCCTTTCTTATCAGCCCAAGCACGTTCAGGAGATATAGTCACACCTACGTCATCCATATCATAACGTGTTACATTGTTCCACTTACCTAAAGCAACTTCTTCACCTAGACCAAAAGCATCAATAAGTTCTACCATCAGAGGGTCATTCTCATCTAACTTACCTTTACTCATCTTAGTAAGTAAGTTGTTGTACTCAGGAGCAGACTTAAGAATAGTCTTGAACGAAGACTCAAACAGTACGTTGGTCAACTCCATCAGAGAAGACATACCAGACATACCCATATTGACAGCAAAGCTGTACGCTCTGAAGCCTACATTAAGGTCACGTGTTCGGTTGCTAATGTCTTCTCGTTGAGGTAGTCTACCAGTAATCCCATCATAGATAAACTCTAAAGCATCTAGTTCGCCTTTTAATTTCTCTTTATCTAATGCAGGTGCTGCCCTGATGTCATCGTTAATTTGCTTTACTAGAGATTCCCAGCTAGAGTTAGCAGCGTTGGTATTAATACCATTACGAGCAAGCCCGATAGCACCTGATAGTTGAAATACATAACTGTTAAACAACTGCTCTGCGTCTTGCTCTAGTAGGTCATTGAAGCTGTATTCCTCAATACTACCGTCAGCATTACGTAAAGGCATCCTAGCACCTTCGTTAAGAACCATGCGGTTTCTTGCTCTCTTATGTGCTTTAGGAATGTTTGTACGAGTTAATACCTCTGTTAAGTCATCAATCTCATCTTCACCAAAACCACCAGCACGAAGAATATCAGCAAGGTCTTGAAGGTTCATCTCATTAGCACCAGCATGACCCATCTTACCAAGCTTGGGGTCAGTAATAGACTTAGTGTATGCCATAGAGATACGCTTGATGTAATCAGCTACCTGTTTAGGTGTACCCTTACGTCTACCATTACTACGTTTGATAAGCCAGTTCTTGACATTCTCTTCAATGTTAGGCTGACCTTCTCGTATCGCTTTTTCTACAAGCATGGCAATCTGGTCATCAGCGTCATCACCTAATCTTACACGAATAGCTGCAATCTGGTCATCGTTAAACAAACGTGTCATGTAGTTTTTGTTAGCGTTTAACATATCTACGCTAAAACCTACTACATCTTCTGCTACAGCTTCTTCAGCTATTTCTCTCTGTAACCTCTTAACTGCTTCCCCTGCTTTTTTTACTTCAGGGGCTACGTCAGTATCAATACCACGTACATAACGAGATAGGGCAGCATTAAACTCTGCTACAGATAGATTTGTTCTCTTTTTCCATAATGCTTGAGCATTAGGTAGTATTTCTGACATTCTGCTTCTGTATTTTAACTGTAGTCTTTCAGCTACTTCAGACGCAGATTGGTTATTAGTTTCTAATTTACCACCCTTGTACCCTGCACTGTTTTGAGAAAGTAACCTAGCTGCGTAACGTATACGGCCTAACTCAGAGTTAGCTGCACGTGCGCCTGAGGAGATTATGTTACGTAAACCAAACATATTAAAACCAGCTATCTTTGGAATAGCAGCTACTTCTTCTGCTGTAGCTTCTGTAGCAGCTTTACGTGAAGCTATAGTAGGAATACCATCTACAGCATCTATTAGTTCAGTACCTTGTAGTTCCCTATCTATTAGCTTAGTTGCTAGGGCATCTACGTTATACTGGTCATGGAATAGTCGCTCGTTAGGTGTCAGTTCTTCTCCCCTTGCTACTTTAGCAGCAATACGAGAACGATGCCCTGCTCTTATAAATGCAGTAGTAGCGGCATCCAAACCACCACTAAGACCTGCACCTATACCTGCCGCAATCATAACGTCATGTGCTTCAATATCATAGCGATACTTAGCCCTGATAGATTCAAAAGCTGCCAGTTCAGCACCACCTAATGCAGCAACCTTTGCGGTGCGATAGGCGTTACGTCCCTGCTTACCTGCACCTACAAGGAAAGCACCAACGCCAGCAACAGGTGTACCTAAAGCACCTACAGTAGCACTTGTTCCAAATATAGCAGCCCATTCAACAGGGTCGAACATTACTGCTAATGCTGTTGCTGTTACACCAGACCATCCATCCTGATTTATTTGCTTTAGGTTATTCTGTGTACGAAGAAAAGATTGTTGGGCTAGTTTGGCACTAGAGTACCCATTTACTTGAGCATCCTCTAGCACCTCGCGTACAGCCCGACTATCTTCTAGTCCCTCTGTTAAGTCTCTCACCAATTCTGGTGTAAACTTATCAATAGGCTCACCTGAAGGTGCAGTAATCCTATCTATATTATTAATGACTGTGGGCAGTACCCACTCTTCTTGTATTGCACTGCCCAAGCTAGTAAAGAACTTTGACTTTTGGCTATCAGCCAATAGCTGCTGCTTTAGAAACACAGACTCATCCATGTTTGTGACGAGAGGTAAAGCCTCTACGTCCGCAGGAGCAATGTTCAAGCCCTCAAGCAAGTTGTTTTCTAGCGTTGCCATTATTAGTCTCCAAGTACGTTGTCATATAGTCCAGTAAAGAACTTACCAAGTTTGTCTGCATATTTACCAAGTTTACCATATTCCATCTCTAATAGACTAGGTAACTCCTCACGTGGTATCTGCTTTACATCGTTTAATCTACGTATGCGTAAGTCTTTACTACCGATACCATAAGACGATACCTTAACTTTATCGCCGGTATTACCACCAATGTAATAAAGTTCACCATCTTTAGCTTCTACGACAATACCTACGTGACCAAAGGATGTTAGCTTCTTACCTTTTTGCTTAAAGTACTTAGCTTTATCTTCTTTGCTATGTACAGCAACCATGATATCACCAGCTTTAACATCTGAGATATCTACAGCTTCACCTATGTTTAGATAGGATTTAGCCCTAGTCTGGTCAAACCTGTCTTTACCACCTATAGCCTTTTGTACGTCAATACCAGAATCAGCAAGTACTTGGGCTAAGAAAGCAGCACACCACGCATTAGTAGTGGCTAACTCATAGGCAGATTTATCAGGTGCAAACTCACCACCTACAGCATTGTCAAAGAAACCCTTGACAGCTTGAGAACCGTTCTTACTACTTTCAGAAATACCCATGTATTTCATAGCAGCAGTTACAGGGTCAGGAGATGTAGCCACTGCTACAACACCCTCTGCGTCTGGCTCATCACCTACTTTCATAGGTGTTAGCGTAGCGGCTTGTGCTTCAGGAATTATAGAATTAAACATACCTTGTGCTGTTTCAGCAACATCTGCTACCATACCTTCAGCCATTCTCATAGCCCTGTCAGCCGTCTGTGTAGCCCACTTAGTAGCTGTTACAGCACCGTCCTCTGCTACATTGTATAGCATATTGAACTTAGCTTTAGCAAGTGCGGCAGCTTGTTCAGCAGAACCTTCTGCGTACTGTCCAGCTTCTTTAATAGCTTCCATAAACTTAGGCCACTCACGTGCAACGTTCTCTTTACCTAGTTGATATGCCATACTAATAGCTGATACCTGAGAGGATTGCGGCAGGTTTTTGAAACCTTCTACAGTTTCATCCCACCAGTTTTCTAGCTTAGATACCTTTAAGTCTAGTACAGATTTAGCCTCTTCTTCAGTGACGTTATTGATATCCTTGATTAGGGCTTTTTCATCTGCCTCAAGGCTTTCTATTTGAAAACCATAACCCACAGATTGTTTACCCATGTCATCGTATGGTGTAGCTTCAAAGCCCTCTTCAGCTATTAGTGTAGATGCGGCAGCACTGCTAATAGGATTAAGGGTATCTAAAACATCAGATATAGGCATACCTTCTATAGGTCTAGCTACTTCACCAGTACCACTTCCAAATAAATCTTTAGCTGCATCTAATATAGCATTAGTAGCCTGTTGTGGAAGCGATAAGTATGCTTCATCAGAATCAGTAGAGAATGTAATATCACCTGTTTCTTTATCAATGTTAAAGATTGGTGGGTTCTCTACAAACCATTGTCCAAGACTATCCAGTACACCGCCCAAATCAGATAGTACAGGTACACCTTCTACACCTTTACCACCTAGTAGGTACTGAGGAATAGTTAAGTCTTGTTGTAACTGACCTTCAATAGCAGCACCAGAAGTAGACATTGTATTAATGTCAGGTGTTATAGCTGTTGATACGTCATCAGGAGCAATTAGATTAGCTATGATATTATTTAGCTGCTGTCTATCAGATAACAAGGTAACCTTGTCCAACTTACCAGTAATAATACCAATGTCTGTTACCTGCCCATCTTGCTTTCTAAACGCACGAATAACTGCGTTCTTAGGATTAGTGGGGTCAGGTTGTACCTGCAACACAAAATCCTTTGCTCCAAACTTTTCAAGCATAAATCTTTTTACTTGTGGAGAGGAAGCTAGGGCTTGATTATACTCAGTCACAATACCTGCAACATCTAATGCTTTATCCATACCTGTGTTTAAATCTTTGAAAGCGTATGGAGTACCATCACTTGATGTAGGTATTTGATAATCTGCTTTAACGATGTTAGCAGCTTTCTGTATTAACTCTTCCTGTGTACCACGTTCACCTAATATAGACAAAGCTTCATAGGCTTTGATTACAGCGTTTTCAACATCCACAGTATTGTAGGTTTCAGATAAGTCAGTACCAAATACATCAGCAAAGATACCTGCTTGTAATTTGTCTGTAACCTCTGACCTTGCTTTAGCATCAATTCTGACTAGCCTGTCCTTAGCAAGACCCTGTATTTGCATAGCTGCGTTACCAAAGTCTTGTACTGTTAGTACACCTGTCTGCGTCATCATCTCTTCCTCGTACTGAGGAATTTCAATAGTACCTACATCGGCTTGGTCATAGACTTTAAATGCAAGTAAATCATAACGCAGTTTCTCGTCATCAGTTAAGTCCATCTTGATGCCAGAGTTCTTCATCATAAGATACATCTGCAAGCCCTGCTGGACTTTTTCAAATCCTTGAGGACTAGAAGGGTCTCCTGAAACAAGAAGAGTAGCACCATCATTCACAAAGTTCATAAACCTTGTTGGGGTTATCCCAGCATCCCTGAACATATCCAACTGTCCACCAAGACCTAGACCCTGTTCTTTTGCTAGTGCAAACAAAGCATCTTCTTTTTCTTTAGCAGTATACTTTACAGTTGTACCATCTTTTTTAGTGTACCCAGCATCAGTTAGTACACTACCTTTCCTTGTTAATCTAAACTGTTCAACAGCACTAACCAAACCAGAAGCTTTAGCATTAGCATTAAACTGTGTTACAGCCAATGCTGCTTGCTTAGTAGTGATATCATCCGATTGCTGTGTGTAACGTGACTTACCTAGTTGGTTTTTAGAGTAAGTAGGGTCTTGTAGATACTGAGTAAGTGCAGAGTTAGGATTAGAATCTTTTAACTTATGCGCCATATCTACAAGAAAATCGTTTACCTTGTTATCATTAACTGCAAAGTAATCGTTATTTACCTGATGAAAACCTGTAAATAAATCTTTAATCTCTTGTTTAGCTTCATCTGCTGTTAATAGTCCAGCAGAATACTGTGTATTAATATCTCGTACAGTGTCACCAAAACCTTCTAACAGAGTGTTCTGTGTGTGTACATACTTAGCAGGGCGAAAGGTCTCACCCATGAATGTCTCAAGACCTAGTTCAACATTCTGGTCAAAGATTTGAATGATGTCATTATCTACACCAGCTTGTGTTAAGGTATCAATGTATTCTTGTTTCTGTCCCCTGATACCAGCATATACGACATCTTGGTCTTGTCCTAAATAGTTTTGTTCATTCTTAGTATAATCAAGCGCAAGGTCTCCTAGAAACTTCTTAGATTGAAGTTTTACCTGAAACTCTTTATTAGCCTGAATACCATCAGCTATTTCTTTTTCTTTTTTAAGTCTATCTACCTTACGCTGTTCTGCCTGTATTTCAATAGCAGGTGTTATAGCTGTAAGAAACTGCGATAGTTCACTAGGTTGTGTAGTTGTAGCGGCCTGTCTTACAAAGGTATCAACAGCACTAGCCGCTGGCCTGATATCAGCCTGAGTAGGGGCTTGAAACTGTCTTACTTGTGGTCTTTGTGCCATGTCTACCTCTTAAAAGTCTAAGTCTAACGCACCAAAATCACCCATCCAGCTACTACTATTATATCCAGTAGTTTTAGGAATGATATAATTAGGTTTTGTTTTTGCTATCGCTTGTCCAGTAAATAAGTTTTTACCTGTTATGTCAGCCTCTGCTGCATACGCACTAGCTGCTGTACCAATAGCATGAGCCATGATGTTAGGCTTCTGTCCTCTTGGCATACTGTTAATGCGACTCTTCATCTGTGTGTTGACACCAATCTTTTCATCTTCAATCTGGTCTAACATCATTTCAAGATTACCTGATATAACATCTTTAGCACGTAGCTTACGAGCCTCTACGTTAGCCGCTTTTTGTTCCTCAGTTTGCCCTGCTAAACCTGATTCAGCCGATACCACTGCCCTTGATTCAGCCTCTTGCATAGCCTGTATCTGTAACTCAAAGTCTTTACCTGCCGCAGCTTCAGCTTCTTGTATGGCTCTTTTATTTAGTGACTGTACAGCAAAGTCTCTTGCTTGAGCAGCTTCTTGTCTGTTGCGCTGATATGCTCTTTCTTGTTCTCTGTACTGGTTGTTAGCTTCCATAAAGCCAACGATACCCTTACCTATAGTTAAGGCGGTATATGGGTCAACCATTGTCTATCCTCACAAATTCTAAAAAGGGTTTATTACCTACACCCCATGTTTCATGTCGTTTAATAAATGTGAAGCCGACAAAGCGTAGCCAATCAATAGCTACCTGATAGTCTGCATCAACAGCGTTAGTTAGTAGGGGGTACTTCTTGTTTATCTCTTTCACCCACTTACGTGAGCCACGTAGGAAGGGTACTGTAACCTTAGTTATAGGTGGGGCTGTAAGAAGCCATACAACTCCCTCATCACCCACACCATACATACCTGCAATCTCGTTGGTATCCTTTACAAGGAATGTCCAACATTCGTCAGAGTGGTCAAAGCCTAGCTGTAATGCTATCTCAGGGCTACCATGTGAGGCTGTAACCTCTGCTGCGTCTTCTGGTCTAAGGTTATCCTTTAACCAATCCACGTCAGCTTGGGTACTCTGCCTCACATATACCTGCATTACATTCTCCTTGAACGTAGTACGTAGAAGCCTTCCCACTCTGCGCTTTGGAAAGCACAAGGTAGATGACTATCACTCTCTATTATTATATTGGTTTCCCCAGCGTGTCCAACCACACCAAATCTATATGTACCGCTATCAATAGCAGCCTTATTAAGTATGTTAGCTGCACCACCTACAATACGACCTGTAAAGGTACGTGTATAAGTATTACGCTTTAGTGGTTCAATCTTTACTGTGAAGAAACCTGTTTTATCGTACACCACTGCGTAGTTACGTATATGTAGTACAGCAGTAGTAATCGGTTTGTTATCTTGTTTCAGTACAGGTTCAGAGAACTGGTACTTAAATGTAAAAGGAATACCAGCAAACACTACCTCACCAGCAGATAGCTTACCTGCTACAGATGATAGAGGTATGATACCACCATCCTCTGCTATGTATATGGTACTGCTATCCGTATAGGGTACAGTAGTCAAGCCTGAGGTCTCAAGTCTTACACGTCTATCTAAGTGAATAGAAAATGCACCGTCTGTATATTCAGTAGCTTCGTCCACTGATAGATTAATACGCTCTAGGAATAGGTTAGTACCTCGTTTAATAAGCATATAGATATCTGCTCTATTAAATGATACACCTATTACATCTCCATCAAATACCCAACGTGACCACGAAGCCTGTAGCTTCTCTCTGCCCTGCCAGTAGTATCTGTACACATAGAAAGCCTGTGCATCATTACTAGACTGTACGATTAACATATCCTCATTAGAGGATGCTTCTATGTTAGTTATCTCACCATCAATGTACTCAGGTACGTGCGAGGTAATCTCACTAGCATCGTTAGTATCTGTATCGCTATCTACAAAGTACTCCCACATACCCGACCAAGCACCACGCTTTGAGGCGAAGTACACATACTTACCAGACTGTGCTGGTTTAGCACGTAGGGATGCCTCAAACTCTGTGGTATTAGCCACGTTCACTGTCTCAGGGGTAAGTACAGGGTCACCTGTTAGCTTGAACTGTGTAAGGTCTGAGAAGAGCAGCAATGCCTCGTTAAATGGTACAGCGTGTTTAAGTATGCTAACCTTGTTTGAGGATACCGCAACATCAATAGGGTCACTATCTACAATAGTTAGTGCTGACTTGCGGAAGAAGTCAAAGTCTACGAACTCACCAGCCCTAGAGAAGATAACATTCTCATCAGCTAGTAGTCCCAGCCTGTTACGATGGAAGAAGATATCAGCTAACTTGAAGCCTACGAAGGAAGGGAAGGGGTTAGTGGTATCACTACCCACACGTCTGTCCTCATAGGATTGTACGTCAAATGTAAAGTTAGCACTAACATCCTTTACCAGCTTATGTGGCATAGTACTAGCGTCTAGGTCAATAACGATGTTTGGTTCTACAGTCTCTTTCCACACACCATTGTCAAACTTAACGTAGTAATCGTCCTGTGCTTTCTGATTGTCACCAGCTACCTCAATAACAAAGTCATTGGGTGCTTCAACAGGTAACTTCTTAAAGTCAGGGGTAGTATCCTTGAACACAAGCAGGTGGTCTCCACCATGAGAGTCACCTACAGTTACTTGGAAGTCTGTGGTATCAGTAGATTGAATATGTAGTACTGAGCCGTAGCGTGTAATAGTAAGACCAGTTACAGCAGAAGCGTTAGTAATGTTATCATAGTACGTAGTGCTTACGCCTGTGGCTGAGAACGTGTCTAGGTTCTCTGCAATGATATCAGTAGACGCACCACGTTCAGCGTCCTGTGTCAAGCTTGTACTACTCTGTGTAGAGGATTTAGTAGCAAACTCTACTGTACTAGTACTAGCACCCTTAGTTAAAGTTAGCCTGTACGTAGAAGAATAGTCAGCCTGTTTAACAAACACCAAAGCTTCTGGGTTACGTGCAGGGGATGTTGTACTACCTTGAGCAACTGTTACATTCTTATTAACAATAAAGGTATTATCTGCAATAGATACAGCAGCAAGTTCTTGGCTAGGGTCAGTCAATCCAGTAAGGTACGAGGCAGCATTGTTAGTGACAGTACGTGATGTACCATCCTTATCAAATACACGTATCGTACCAGCAGTGTCAATCACTAGCGAGTAAAACTCGTTCTCATCTCTGCGAATAGTATGAATAAAAGCTTTGTCTAAGTTTGATATAGTTCCTAAGTCAGCCACGTGCTGAGTACTAGGACGCTTTGACAAGCCTGATACCACACTAGACAAACCATTCTCTTGTAGTTCAGCCTGTGTATTAAGGCGAAGAGATGGTGGCTGCTGAGATACCCCATTGATTAGGTTGGGGATAGATTGACTGATGAGTGCCATTAGAAAGTTCTCCTACCCTGCCTATCTATTATACTAAAGGTATCATAGTTATCAAATATGTTATGGTCATCCGCAGCTTTGTCAAACTCTTTCAGTTCAAACAGCGCACGTTCTTCATCTCTAATCTGGAAATCATGTAGAGTATTAGACCCTACAATACGGTCTTGGAATATTCTGGTTGCCCTGAGTGTGATGTATCTCTTACATACCTCAGGCAAATCATCAAAGTCTAATTGAACTACTACATCTAACTTGGTGTTAGCACCTATGTTAAACGTGTGGTTCTTTCTGTCATACATCTTCAAGCCACGCTGAACTAAGTCAGGGCTGTTTGCCTCTAGTGTAGCATCTGCACGTAGGATATCTGTGCCTAGCAATATCTCACCACTAGGGTTCTGAGCGTATGATTTATTTAATTCTGTGTTAAAGTGCCAGCCCATTGACTGCACTTCTCTGTCTACAGTGTTAAGTATAGTCTCTGCTATTTCGGCCTCAACCAAACCAGAGGAAAGGCTGTTGACAGGTGCTTCACCTATCGCAGAGAGCATAGTATTTACTGCGTCTAGTTGGGTTGTTGTTGCCATCTTATCACCACTTTACTTTGTTAGCCCAGTACGCTGCACTACTCTCACCCTTTGCTATATTCTTACGATGTCTAGCCTTGAATGATTTACGTTGTTTAGCATTTTGGTTAGTCTTAGCACCCTGTTCACCAAACCTAATTAGTTTGGGTTTATCTTTAGTACCTACAAGAACAGCATGGGATTTCTTAGGATGCTTGGGCGTTCTCTTAGGTATCCGAAGACCCTTAAAGGTTTCTCCACCACGTTCAATAGCCATTACTTCTTCCCATACTTAGCCATGATAGCAGCCACTTGTTTCTTAGGCTTACCACCAAAAGACATCTTCTTGCCTGTCTTCTTAGCTTCTGCTTTTGCAGCAGCAACACCTTCTTTTGTGTACTTGTATTTCTTACCACCAACTTCAGGCATATCTATCTCCAAACAAAAAAGGAGAGAGGCACTAGTAACCTCTCCCCTCTATTAATTAGGCTTCAGACAGACCGATACAGGCTGCTGGACGCAGGACGTTGTGTCCCATTGCGTACTTAGCAACCATCAGTGTGCCTTGACGATTAATCTGGTACTCAGATTCCATGCCCAAGTCAAGAAGCTTGACAGTAGCAACAGCGTCAGGAGTGAACACAAAGCCCTTGAACTTAGAAGCTTCAGCCACCATGTCACGCCCATCTACAGCAGCAGTAGGCAAGTCATAGTGAGTTGTGCGACCTGAACCAGCAGTGTTTGCCAGTGGAGCATTGTCGGAAGTCTTACCTTCGTCAGCATCGCCAGTAGTGAAGTTCACATACAGGTTAGATACGTTAGCGTGGTTAGACATAATGATAGGCATACCAGCGATTGAAGGAGCAACGCCAGAAGCGATTGAACCAGCACCACCGAAGTCCTTGTTCATGTACACCAGCTTGTTGCCATCAGTTACATCCATCAGCGCATAGTACTGGTCAGGAGCAAGAACAACAGTAGCACCATCAGTAGGTACGTTCTTTACTTCCATCTCTTTACGTGCGTCAAAGATAGCTTTAGCAATCTTAGCTGGGTCTAGTGCATCGGCAGAAGTAGTACCAATGTCCACGTTGTCAGTGAAGTCTTCTTCAGTGAAAGACTTATAGTCCTGAACGAGACCAGCAGCAGCAGTAGCGTTAGTTGACAGAGCAGCCTTAACCAGCATACGTGCTACGTTACGGTCAGCTTCGTTAGCCAACGCAATACCAGCTTCTTTAGAGTAGATGCTGCGTACATCGTAGTGGTTGATTGCTTCATCAATGTTTGCAATGAACTGTGCAGATACCAGCAAGTCATCAATAGTGACAATGCGTTCACCTGCACGAATTGCGCCACCAGTGATTTCATTTCCGGGAGTTAGGTACTCAGCAGATGCACGTCCTGTCATTGGGAACGATGCTGATTTACCTTTGCTAATGGTACGAGTACGTACCTTGTCCATAAGGACTTTCTTTTCCTCAAAGGCGGTCAGGACTTCCCCAGCATATAGCTTAAGGAAGAGGTCACGAACGTCACCTGAGAGGTTATTCTGACCCTGAAAGCTTACGGTGTAAGCAGGGTTTGATGCGGCTTGGATAGCCATAGTATCACCTCATAAATTAAAGTTAAAGTTTGTGCCTCAAATTTACTGAACTTTCTCCAGCAGATTGTCCCTCGCAAGGGGTCAGGGTTAGTCGTACCTAGTAACTTTGAGATAGGGGATAGCCCCTTATAAATACACCGCGTAGATGTACTTATAAGGAGAGGGGGACGAACCCCCTACTCCCATGCAACAATTAGAACAGGCTAGAACGAGCAAGCTTATCAGCTACCTGTTGCCTGTAGGCAGGGTCTTTGCTGTATCTAGGGTCACTCATAGCAGCAGTGAGTTCCGCATTACTTTCAAAACGCCCACCAGAGGATACAGCACCACTACCACCTTGCAGTAGAGTTGGTTCTGCCTCTGAACGATAACGTGCGTTAAGACCTTGTATTGCAAGCCTAATCATGTTAGGGTCTTGCGTTTCCATTGTAGCATTAAAGGCATCAATCTCACTCTCAGGGAGTGTATCGGCTGCCCATGAAACCATTTGTGTATATTCTTCTTGTCCACCTACTACGTCATACATCTGACCAGTAATCTGTGAGGCAAGAGCATCCTGTCCCTGTATCCATGTGTCTACTAGGGAACGAGAGAAGCCAGCTTCCTGTAGTGCTTCATAAGCATCCTCAGATAGTCCACCAGTTTCATTGTACTCTTGCTGGAATACATCAAAGTCTAAGCCCTTGTTGTCCAAGAGTTCAGCTACTTCAGAGGCGTTCTCCTCTCCTGTAACTTCTGCTTGTTCTTCAGGTTTCTGCTGTTGAGGTTGGCCTAGCTTACTCTCTAATTCAGAATAAGCTTTAGCCATATCTTCAGCAGACTTAAACTTTTGAGGTAGCCACTCAGGACGTTCAGGGTCTTGTTGACTACCTTCTACTTTCTCAAGCATAGCGTTGACGTGTTCTTGAGATTCGGCTTCAGGTTCTTGATAAGTGTTAATAGCTTCTGCCATTTATTACTCCGCTTCCATTGCTCCTTTAGCTAACTGTGGTGCTGCACTCTGCAATGCACCCATAGCTGCCTGTTGTTCCATTTGTTGTTGCATCATCATCTGTTGCTGCATCATCTCTTGCTGCTTCTGCTCTTGGGATTTAATCAAACCAGATGTATCAATACCTAGAGAGGCTGCTAGTCTATCTATGTAATCACCTAAGTTCATCTCACTAGCAATCACTTCTGCGCCTAGTGGCTGTAAGTACTGCAAGAATGTTGCAAGTTTATTTAAGTCTTGTCCTCGTCCAAGTGCTTCAATACCTGTAACGACAGTAGGTTTCACACTGTCCTTAGGCATCTTAGGCATCTTGCCCTGCTTCTGTAGTGTATCTAATAGCAGGTTAATCAGTGGCATCTGAAACTCTTGCGATAGTATTGAATATATACCACCGATAGCAGTCTCTAATTCCTGTGCCATGAAGCGTACTTCTTCAGCAGTCACACGTTCTGCTGCTCGTTGTACTGAAGAGTTTAACAGAAAGGCCGCAGCCAGTCTATCGTTAATCATACGCATAGTTTCTAGCGCAACTCTAAAATCCCCTGACTTCTGCACTTGCAGAGTGGAGACATCGTTAGAATCGCCATTAACAAACGCACCATTAGGTGCTTTAGATAAGTCCTTAGACTTGGTAGTACCATTAGGACGTACCATGAATAGTACTTTAGCTGATGCAGCACTACCCTGTACGATTGCCTGTGTCAAAGCCTCTAGGCTACGCAGGTCACCCATGTATTCTTCAATGAAACCACGTCCATAGTCCTCACCATCAATACGAATAAAACGTAATGGAATGAATGGGTTAGTTTCTTTCTTGAATGTACCACGTGAATTAGGAACTTCAATACCAGCTACCTCTTGGTAGGTGCTGAAGCCTTTATCTGTAGTCTTTAGACACGTAAATAAATCGTAATTCTTTACTGGTGTATCGCTTGGCGGTATCATCGCCTTGACTTCATCAGGTAACATCAGTGGTGAGATGCTTTCCTTAGTGATAATCTCTAGTAGATTACCCATTGCATCACGTTTAACACAGTACCTGTCTGGTCTATACACCTTCATACCACCATCTTTAGGCATATATACTAGCGCATTACCAGTTACGATAAGCAGCTTCAATGCCTCAAATACAGGTACACGTATAGACTTACTCTCAATCTCTTGCATTGCTGCACGTTCAATACGTGCCAAGCCTTCCTCTACTTGACCACGATTGTCACCAGCAATAGCTTGTAAATCAAAATCATCAATGGTCAGCCTGAAGAAAGGACTGTTTGGTGGTAATAGAGCAAGTAACAATTTGGATGCTAGGTTATTAACACCCCTTGCCCCTATGCCCTGATACGGTGTAGCATACCTAGTGGTGCTGCTGTGTCCTTCATCTGGCAGAAGAGTAGGGATTGTTAGCTTTGCTGCTTCACGTCCTCTCTCAAGGAACGTATCTCGTTCAGCCTCTAGTTGGCTGTAGCGTTTAGCTAGAGTTCCTACGTCTTGTTCCATTTACTTATCCCTTCGGAATCTGTAGTCCTGATGAACCCTCACCACCTACATTAGTACCTGCTGTCTGTGTCACTGGTGTACGTAGTTTACGCTTGCCTCTACGCTGGTTCTGCATTGTATCACCAGCAGTATCTACTGTGGTTGGGGCTTCTTCATCTTGCTGTTTTGATTTAGCAGTAACAGCTTTAGCAACTTGTACCGCAGGTGAGAAGGTTGTAGCTTTCTTAGCAAATCCACCCATGTTATTGCCCCTTAGGTATCTGTAGGCCAGCACCAGCCATAGGTACTTGTCCAGATTGTTGTGTTGTAATGTCTGTACGTAGTGCTTTCTTATTTCTTTTCTTACCTTGTCCTAACTCTGTCTTAACATCTGTATCATCAAGTTCCAACTCAGGTGTCTTGGTTACAGCAGTTACAGGACGAGCAGGGGTAGGTAGAGGCGCAGGTGCGCGGCCTCCCATTAATCCACCCATATCAATCTTCCTCAAAATCTTGGTTTTGTAATTCTTTTAGTTTACTTATTACAGACTGTTGACCCCTGAGGAAAGCTAAATCCTCAGGAGTAATCTGTTCAAGCGGTAGTTTGTTGGGATAGATTGAGGTTAGATGGTTTAGTAATCCATCTGTTATATTAAAATCGTTACCTAATACTTTCATAATAAACAAACTTTCGCTAATAATGTAACTTTAGATTTCACAGATGCCAGCAGTGCAAGCTAATTCTTGAGAAGATGTGGTATTATCAAGGGCTTCTGCGTACTGAGAGAAGTCTAACTTAGGCATAGATACAATAAGATTATCATACTCTTCCTGTGTTATCTCCTCGTATGGTGCTTGTGCGTATGTATGGCTGTCATCCTCACGAGGTAGGAACGATACACCACACACCTCATCCCAATGTTTCCATACCCATGCACCTACTTCAGCCCATTCATCCTCACCAACATAAATAGTTACTGATGGATTGTGGTCAGTCCAGTGCTTACGATATGTCAACCATAGTTCAAGATGTTCTAGTGCTGAGATATCATGGCGTGTCAGGCTGTTATCGGCAGATGCCATAGGGAAGCTGAACACTACGTTCTGTGGATTGTACACATCAACCTCACATGGTACACCCTGCTCTTGCATCCATGTAGCTAGGGGGTCTTTAACATCTGCACGTACTCTACGAATGTAGTAATGAGCATAGCGAGGATGGATACCACTACCACTATTAACTAGCTGTGATACTGTACCTGATGGCTTAACTGTAGTGATAGCCTTTGACTCTGGTATGCCCAGCTTCTTAGCCCACTCCTTGTTTACCTCACGTGTAACCTCACGCAGTTGCTCAAGTGTACCACCTAGTACAGACTTCTCATACTCTCCCTGACCTGACATAATCTTGTGGTCAAAGATACCAGTAAGAGACACACCAAGTAGACGTTCTTCCTCAGAGTTCTTCTTCCACTGTGGTGACAGATACTTAAAGTCTACCAGTGCTGACTGTATTGTACCAATGATAGTAGCAATCTCTACCTTGCGCTTCAGGTCAGCTACTCCATCTGTCTCACGAATGATAACCTCAGACAGGTTACAGAACTGCTTACTGCGTAGGCTAATCTCACCACATGGGTTAGTACCAAAGTCATCACGAGGCTCACGCCCAATAGCTACAGCCTTCTGCTTGGCTGCTTCACGATTGAAGATACCACGCTCACCTGACTTACTCTCATACACAGCAGTCCACTCACGTAGGAAGCTACCCATGTCAGGGCGTTCAGTAAAGGAGATGGAGTTGTTAGCATAGCTACGATTAACTTGGTCATTCCACCAGTTACCCATCTTAGCATGACGCATCCTGTCATCACTAAGGTTCGACAGACTAATCATTGCTGACCTGCGTACACCACCTACCACTACTGCTGCTGCCACCTGACACATAAGGTCATGGCACTCAAGGCTGTTCAGCTTACGTCCAGCAGCTTTGGTAAATGTATTGATAGCAAACTTAAACAAGTTCTCTAGTGGTTCAGCACCTGATGCTCTACCACCAAAGGTCTTAAGCCTAGCACCTGATGGACGTACCTTAGATACATCCCACTTAGGTATCTCACCAGCATACAGGCGAGAGATAACTTTACGTAGTGCTTTAGCCCAGCCCTCTTTGCTGTCACCTACCACTACTACTTCGTCTGTCTCTACTAACTCTTGTGGTATCTCAGGTAGCTTGCTGATGAACTGACGCTCAACAGAGAAGCCTACACCTGTACCACACATCAGGACAAGTAACGCCTCGTCAAATGCTTTAGGGTCATCAACAGCAAGAAAGCTACAGTTATAAGCAGCCACATGATTTCTCTCCAATGCTTCACCAGCAGTCATAATAGTACGCATAGATGGAACGACATCTAGTTGATAGATAGCATCCTTAACATCCTGTCGTTTCTTCAGGACAGGAAACTTACCTGTCATAAAGTTCCACCACCTGTCAACAGTTTCGTCCCACGTTTCTCTTCGCTCTTTATCTTCTAGCCATCGTGCGTAACGACTAGCATGGATGTATGATTGATAGCTATCCATTATCTATTGTCTCCTTCACCATGCAGTGTACCTGCCTGTTGTCTTGCTTGTAGTTTATCTAAGTTCTTCTCAGCAATAACCTGAAGGGAAGTACCACAGTCATGTGCTAGTGCTGCTAACATCCAGAGTACGTCACCCATCTCAGCTTCAATCTTCTCACGCTGGTCTGCTAGTTGGATACCATCACGCATCATCTTAGCAATCTTACCTGCTACCTCACCAGCTTCTTCAGCTAGTCCTAGTGCTGGGTATGAGATGTTGTAAGTCTTTGGGTACACTGCTGTGGTAATAGCTTTCATCTGGTAATCATAAAAGTTAATCATAGTGTCTATCTTTCTGATGCTACTTCATTGCCATCATCTTTGATAGCTACTACTTGTTCAACATAGGTAAAGGTCATGGCTACAAGGAAGTCCTTGAAGTTGTCTACCATGTCTTGAAGACAACCCTCTGTCTGGAATACGTGTTCTGTGTATCCATCAATCTCCCCATCCATGTTGTATCTATCTACTCTAAATGTTATTTCATTTGCTTTCATTACCAGTTCTTCCCTTTAGTCTTTTCCATTAACTCAATCATCTTGTTAAGATACCATACAGCTTTCTTGGCATCCTCAATAGGCTTGTCTTTATTCCATAGACGTGAGCCTGTATACTTAATCACGTTGCCATGACAGTAGTGGATAGCATCGTACTCACCCAACACATCTACAATATAGTCAATGGTCTCAATGTTACCATCAGCATAGTGAGGTGGACTATTAACCATGTCATAGTTAGGTGCAGTTGGTCTATCTAAATCAATCATGCTGGTGTCCATAGCTTTACCTCTCCTGTATCTGTATCGTATTCACCATTGCGTAGGATACGTGCTAGTCGTGCGTTCTCTAAGGCTACTTCTTCTGAGAGACCTTTACTAATAAACGCTCTAACCACTGCTCCCCATCCATCACCAAACTCAAGAATTTTCTCAGCAGTTTTGTGACCAACGCTAGGGCAACCTTTGTAATTGTCAGTAGCATCACCAACAAGTGTCTGAGTAAGGAAGTTATAGTCAGCTTCTTCCTCACTGATTTCCACCACTTCCCCATCAATCCAATGCTTCGCTGGTATAGTATGTAAGTCCTTATCTTCAGACCATATAATAGTATCTGTGTTCGCAGTACCCAATATCCCCAAGACATCATCAGCCTCTAATCCTTTATATATAACTGTGTTATATTGTTGGTGCATATATTCTTTTGCATAGTTTAGTAGCATAGGCTTACGCACGTTAGAACGATTAGCTTTGTAGTACGAGGCTACCCTCTTACGATAGTTATCTTTATCAGATAAAGCAATAACACAATCGCTTACTGGTGCTTCTGCTAGAAGCTTCTCTATCTGTTCCTCTACACGTAACGCTACGTCCTGTTCAAAGCAGTGCAGTGTCCATAAACCATCGCCCCAATTAATAGGGGTCTCTGCTGATGCTGCTGCCTTGTATGCAATGATGTCACCATCAATGAGCAAAAGGGTCATCGTCAAACTCCTGTTCTGATTGTTGCTGTATATCTTTTAGTTGCTGTAGTGTAACTACTTTGATGCCTGTCATTACTTGTACGTAATCAAGGTAAGCTTCTACTATCCACTTGATACAGAGGCAGATGGTAACACCCATGAAGCAACAGGTTAGTATCATCTTCCATAAGAAATCAAAGTCCATGTTTTCTCCTATGCTCCATAAGATAGTGATAAGCTTTTAGTAACCTATCAGGGTCATCCTTGTACCTACCCTGTGCTGAGTTACAACTATTACACAACCATCCTCTGAATGTATTTGTTTCGTGGCAATGGTCTAACACCCACTTGTTTAGCATGGGCTGACCTCTCTTCTGTAACTCTTCCATAGTTCTATCACAAGTAGGGCAAGCGTAGTTTTCATCAGGGTACTTGTTTTCTTTTCTTAACCTTGATGTTACTTTTGCTTGTCCACTTCTACATGAGTTACAAGTTCTACGTATAGAACCTGTTGCAGATATCTCAAAGTTACTCACAGGTTGGGTAGTCTCACAAACTTCACAGGTAACTGCATCAATGCGTGTCTGCCCATGTTCGTCCATACTTGTAATCACTGTCGAGTTCGCATCTGAACTCAAAGTGTTGTTGGACATCTCGCATACATCGTTGAATAAGTCTCCCTGTTTCATCTTCCTGACCTTTCTTTACTACTAGTTGTACCTCATCATGGATGAACGCTACAATCTGTGCGTCCAAGTTTGCTTCCTTGATAGCACGTGCTATGTACACGTACCATGTCTTACAGATTATAGCACCAGCACTCTGTAGTAAAGTGTTTAGTGCAGCATGGCTGTGTCGGATAGGAATGATACGTCCATCCAATCCTTTAATCCAACCACGCTCATCGGCTGCTGAAGATACAGCATCCTTAAGATACTTCAGGGCAGGTAGTTGTTTAAGAAACTTGTTCTTAATACGCTTACCTTCCTTCGCTCCCTTACCAATAATCTTACCAATCTTCTCATCACCTGCGCCATACAGAAATCCATATATAAATGTCTTCGCGTTGGAACGTGTGGGTAGACCAGCAGCTTCTTGGTTTGTGGTATGCACATCACCACTAACTACCTCGTGTGAGTAAGACCCATCATCGTAAGCAGCCATGTAATGAGCAAGGCAGCGCAACTCCAACCCACTAGCATCAGCACCCAAGAGGGAATAACCTGAGGGTGCATGAAACAGAGACCTACACTCCTCACCAAATGGCGCACCCACGCTAGGAACTTGAGCCATGTTTGGATTGCTGTGCGTACAGCGTGACGTGACAGCACCCATGTGATTAACTCTTCCATGAAGTCTTCCTTCCTTCTCCATCTTGAGCCAAGCCTGTTTGCCTGTAGCTATCTGACCAATACGCTTATTGAGTAAGAGGTACTCATTGAGTAGCTTTGCCTCAGGCATATCTATGTTAGCTAGTATATTCTCGTCTACCTTAGGCTCTCCTGTATTTGTAAAAGCCTCAGGCTTCCACCCTCTCTTCATCAGTCTGTCTGCTATCTGCTGACGTGATGCTGGATTGAATGGAATAGTCTTAGTCTTAGTCTTGAGTTCTACAATCGTAGGCTCAAAGGTATCCTGTAATTCCTGTTCAATGTCCTGTCTTCGCTGCGCCAGTTCTGCGTACAGTTTCTGTGCAGTAGCTGCATCAAATGGGAAACCATATTCCTGTTGCTCCAACAACAGAGTATGTAATTCTGTCTCTAAGTCAAGGGCATCTTTGCTAAAATTTTTTGCCAGAATTTTTTGATATAACTCAGAGGTAACCTTCGTGTCTTGGACACAGTAGTGTAACATCTCTGTGGTGTAAGTTCCAAAGTCCTGACTATCACTACCGAAATCACCTTTTAATTCTCCTAATCTGTATCCCCAAGCCTTCAGGCTATGACTGCCTACCAGCTTCTGAGGGAAGTTAATCTTACTGACCAGCTTAAAGTCTAGTTCCTTTATGTCAGGCCAGATTGTCCTAGAGTATACCAGTGTGTCAAGAGTTTGCTGTCCCTCTAATAGCTTAAAGCCATGCAGCTTTCTCAGTACTCGCAAATCATAATCAATAATGTTATGACCTATCAGTAACTCAGCACTATTAAGTAGGTTCAACCCTTCCTCAATACAAATGGGGTCAAAGGTGTACACTTCGTCAGTGTCCACATCTCTTGCTACAATGCACCACACCTGTGCCACATCGTCCAAAAGATTATCTGCTTCAATATCAAATATAAGTTTCATGCTCTGTCTCCGCAGTAGCTAGTTAAAATTCTATGTCATCCTCATCTTCTTCAAAGATTGTCTCAGTCATACGACCTGTATCAGTGTTGTATAACAGTGAACAACATAGCCCTGTCTCACCAGACCACCTGTTCTTCAGAACTCTAACGTGGCTGATGTGAGGATTGTCCTTGTCCTGTTGGTCACGCTCTAATCCAATCACCATATCTGATAACTGTCCTATTGCTGCTGACCCACGCAGTTGTGACAAGCTAGTTTGTGCGCCATCCTCATGTCCTCTGTCACCAGAGGGACGCTTCAAGTGTGACACAAGTATCATACCACAGTTAAGTTCCTCAACTAGGGCACGTAGTCGTGTCATTGTATTGTCAATAAGTCTCCTCTCATCTCCACCCTCAAGACCACTGACTACGATACTAATGTGGTCAAGGATAATGTACTCACATCCACAACCATGCACTAAGTATCTTATCTTGTCAAGTAGATTATCGCTATCAGTAGAACCCCAATGGTCATAAAGGTATACTCTACCAGTTCCCAATGTAGCATCGAAAGCACTTCTCATCTCCTCTTCAGGTACATCCTTTGACTGTAGATGTAGAGGCTTGTTCATCTCAATGGACATCAAGCCTAAGGCAGTACGCTTCACGCTCTCCTCAAGAGCGATGTAACCCAGTGTCTTACCATGCCTGATAAGGTTATGTGCAAACTCACGTGCGAGTTGTGACTTACCAATACCAGAGCCAGCAGTTACTGTGGTTATCTCACCCATGCGACAGCCACCAGTCTTCTCTTGCATACCTATGTATGGGTATGGAACAGAGTCTCTGCTGTCATCTTCAGTAATGATATCCCACGTATCAGTACCAGCTACGATACCATCGGGACGATAAGTTCTAGCTTCCCATACAGCATCAATGAGTTCCTTAACTCTACCAGCCTGTAACATTTCATTAGCATCTTTAAGTGGGAGAGATGCTATCTTACATTTGTTAGGTGGTAGTACAGAAGCACATTCTTTAGCTGCCTTCTGCCCTGCCTCATCCATATCAAACATGAGTATAACATACTCGTATTTGGATAGCCATTCAATAGCTTTACCTACTGCTTTCTTGGCAGAGGTACTGCCAGAAGGTAGTGAAACGACAGGCCACTTGTGGTCTTGTACTTGCGATAGAGATAGTGCATCTAGTTCACCCTCAACTATAGTAATGAACCTACCACCATGACCATCACGCCATAGATGCTCACCAAACAGTGAGACATCCTTAAGATTTCCTACAACAGAGAAGTCTTTATTAACAAAGCGTATCTTCTGTGCCTTGAGTTCTCTTCCTCTGTTCCTATAATTAGCAACCTGAACCTTCTGTCCTCTATAGTCAGCAACACCATATCCCCAGAACTCACAAGTCTTCTGCGTGATACCACGCTTGGGTAAATCCCTGTACTCTACGTCTAGGAATATAGTATCATGTGTCTCTAACTTTGCCATCACTTCCTCAGTTGTATCTGGTGGTGTTAGTGTCTGACAAGAGAAGCAGTAGCGTTTACCAGTGCTATACAAAGCGTTGGCATCGCTACTGCCACAGTGAGGACAGGCTTCATGCCTGATAAACTCACCATCCTCAATCATCTACTTGATTATCCTCTGCCTCTTCTAGTATGTCTAACATACAAGCTAGACCTTTACGTATCCACCTCATTACTTCAGGTGGGTACTTGTCCTCATCCTGTACCATCATGTATGCCATGTCATCATAGTCTACGTGTTCAACTACCTCTGCCTCATCTACATAGACAGAGATACGCAGACCATCCTTATTGAACTCAGCTTGGACATCAATCTCAGATACAATCTCTTCTGTAATATCTACGATACTCATGCTGCAATCTCGCTTAGTTCATCAGGTGTTGTATAGTTTAATTCACCTTCAAATATAATGACATCCTCAACTTTTCTGTTCTCATCTAGTATAGATTGCCAGTGTTTGTGTGCAGCATCTAACATATCTTCACCTTCAATCCATTCTACCATCATAAACTTATATTCTCTTTTAGAATCGTGGACTACATCATTGTATACAATCGTAAACTTTTTCATAACCATTCCTCAGGTATAGTTCCTTCACTATAGACAAAGCCATTACGCTCTGCCCACTCAGCGCAGGTCATCTTTGACCCATCCTTTCTTTTCTT